AATGCATCAGGATTTCGTGACAACTATAATAAATTTAGCTTGGCGGGCGCCAGTTTGGGTTACAACCAAGATTCCTTTCCAGCATGGAGTGAAACTTTTGATAAACACGTTGAACTAGCCATCGATTTGCATCAAATTGATGAAGTAGTTGTATTGGACCACATGGATTGTGGAGCATATAGAATTTTATATGATAACCCGTCAATGTCAATGCAAGAAGAATATGAATTACACAAGGTAAATTTGAATAAATTCAAAATTGCAATGAATAAAAAATATCCTTCATTAAAGGTTACAACATTTTTGACAAATCTAGACGGTTCTATTATGCAATATTAACAATTCTCCGCGTTCTTGTGTCCCCGTTATTATTCGCGTCCCTCCATTTTACATCTAGTTTTAATATTGTAACAACTTCTACACAGGGGCATGTAAATGTCATTGCCTATTAGAACCTGTTCTGTCTCACACGTGCTTCTGAATGTGAATGGCGCAAGCGTTCCATTTTTGCACATGCTGCACAGAGAATGTAATTTGGACATCTTGTCGCACATGGGAATCAAGTCAAGGAGGTTTCCTATTTTATTACGTTGAAAGTCTCCATCTAATCCGCAGATGTATACTTTTTTTCCTTCTTCTTCCACCATATTGATTGTGAAAGGTACAATGTCACTGAAAAACTGTCCCTCGTTTATGAGTATTACGTCACTATTTTCAATCTCGCTCCTGTGCGTTTTCATAATTTCTTCCATTGAAAACCCCATTACGCACGGAATCATTTCTTTATCGTGCGTTGAGAGCATCGTTTCGGAATACCTGTCATCTGCTTTATAATTGATTACACAAACTCGTGACTTGCAAAATGAATATTGCCTGTAAATCTTCAAGAGAGCTGATGTTTTTCCGGACCACATTGGTCCAAGTATAATTTCTAAATATCCTGTTTTTTCTCTTTCTTTTGTTGCTGTTGCTGCTGCTACGGTAGTCATTGGAAAAATGGGCGGCGTTGTTGTTGCTATATCTTTCATATCTATGATATATAAATTCAATTTATTTATAACAATTAAAACGTAAAAACATAATAAACATTAAAAATGAATATAATTAATATTATAATTCAATAAAAGATTTAACAAAAAATAATTATTTATATTATATTATGAGTTGTGCTGACATAAAAGGAAATATAAATGACGTGTATAGTTCAACTCCGTGGGTTGAGAAATATAGACCTGCGCGTTTTGATGATATTGTATTGGACGACATTAATAAAAAAATACTTTTATCAATTATTGAAAACAATTACTTCCCAAATTTATTATTGTACGGTCCTCCGGGTACCGGAAAAACAACCACCATTATAAATCTTGTAAATGCATATCAAGAAAAGTATAATCAAAAAAATAAGGGGCTAATGATTCATCTAAATGCATCTGATGAAAGAGGAATCGATATTATTCGAAATCAAATAAATGGTTTTGTAACGTCAAGGTCAATGTTTGGAGAAGGAATGAAATTTGTCATTTTGGATGAAGTAGATTACATGACAAAAAATGCGCAAACAGCGCTTCGTTATTTATTGAATAATTATAATAACATTGTAAATGTTCGATTTTGTTTAATTTGCAATTATATTAGCAGGATAGATGAAGCACTGCAAACCGAATTTGTGCGAATGCGATTCAACCAACTGCCCGAATCTAAAATTCTTTGTTTTTTGAAAAAGATTAATATCGCCGAAAATTTGAATGTTGATGAAGATATTCTTGTATCCATTCAGCGCCATTTTAATTCCGATATTCGAAGCATGATAAATTATATGCAGGCAAATCAACATCTTATTCACAACTGTAACGTAATTACAAATGCAGTATGGGAAAACATTACCAAATTGTTTAAATCGCGCGTAAAATCATCTATAATTATTGATAAATTAAACGAAATAAGTTTATATTATAATATTGAGCGTAGAAATATAATAAAAAATTACTTGAACTACATTATACGTCATCATCCGCAATATATTACTCCCATTTTTTTAAATTTTATTGAAAATGTTGTTCACATACAAGACTGCAAAGCCGAATACTTGCTTCAATATTTTGTTCTTAAAATAACTACATTAATAAAATAATAAATAAATTATAATAATAAAGAGTATTTACAATATTTATTATAAATAAAAATAAAATATTGTAAATAATATCACACTACAAGTAATGAATATTAATTCTAATAATTCTCAACTATCTGCATTTACAAGCAATGAAAATAAAGGATTGTTGTGGAGCGTTTTGCATAGTGGTGGCAAATTCAATGGCGTTCCCGACGCAGCATTGAAAAAGGTTCAAGTCATGTTTGAAACGACTATGAACGAAATGAATGAAATGTTCCAAAAGATGAATCAACCCGTTGATTTAAATGTCATGAATAAAGAAGCTGTATATGTAATTTGTAATAAATTAAATGCGTTAGTTATCAACACGTCAGTTATCAACGAGACTATGAATACAAATCCAAACCCAAACCCAATAGACCAAAAAAAACAACAACAAATTCCTCAACTGGAAACAATATACCGTGCAGAAGATATTCAAAAAGAACGACAGTCTGCATTCAACATGGAACTGAAAAAAAAAGAAGAAGAAATGTCATCCATTATAAAATTAAGAAAACCCGATGAGATCAAATTTTCGGATGATAATTATGATAAACCAATTGGAGATGACATGGAACGGTTACTGGCAGAAACGTTGGCATCACGAGAACGCGAACTTGAACATATTACAAAAGGCAAAGAAGACAAAGATATTGCAGAAAAATGGATAAATCCCAATTCAAATTCAGTGACAGCATCAAACAATCAAAACAGTACAAACAATGATGCCGACAGAAAAAAAAAAGTCAGTTTCAATCATATTCCAATTGAACACGAACATGTAGATGAACATGAACACGAACCTGCTGCTGCAGTTCCTCCTAGTGCAAATACAACATTGGAAATAAACACTTTATTTAATAAATTCAAAAAAATAAATACAACAACAAATAATCAAAACAATAATCAAAACAATAATCAAAACAATAATCAAAACAATAATCAAAACAATAATCAAAACAATAATCAAAACAATAATCAAAACAATAATAACAATCTAATGATACAAATGTCAGAAGACATTGCATTTATAAAGAAAAGTATAATTGAGCTTGTGCGTAGCATGTCGGTGGAACCAAAATGATACGCACTGCACCCTTGACCTCTGCCTACCTATATGAGCAAGGGGTCAAAAGGGACGGCGTGTTCCCTCAATGCCGATTTTACTTTGTTTTTGGGAGCAAGAGACTTCAACGTGGACTGTCGTTTTTCGCATCGTTTAAGAGTGAATTTTTTTATAGATGCAGGACAGTGTACAAGACACGGAATCGATTTTATTGTTCCTGTCAGCTTGTCATAAATTACTTCTTTTGTTTTAGTTAATTTCTTTTGGTCAATGCTTGAAGTTAAAAAATCATAAAGAGCAGTTTTATCTTTCATGCACAAGTTGTTTTCGGTTGCATACGTTTCTACGAATGCGCTCATTTTTTTCATCTTCATTGATTTATCCAATTTTACCCACTGGTCTTCTTTATTCTGCGTTCGTTCCTTTTCTAAAAAATCGTCAATATTCGAATTATGTTTTGTGACTTGTTTTGGACTTGTTTTTTTCAATAACATGGATTTATATTTAATGTTTCTTAATTCTACACAATCGCATTCCTTGTCAACGTCAATAACAACGTCTACATTCGCACTGCTGTCATCATCATTGGAGTTGGATTCAGCGACGTTGGCAACAACATCTGCACATTTTTCAGAAGTCATCATTTTGAATTGATTTATTCACCTTAATATATTTATGAAATAGAGTTTAAATCTATTTTATAAATACTATTTTAGAATCAATTTTGAATTAAAGACAAACACAATAAGAAAAATGTATACCCTTAATCAAAAAAATGCAATGGAGATGAAGAAGGTGCTAAACTGCCAACGCACATGGAATAAGAAAGACGCGACACAAAATAAGCCAAGAAATAAGTAAAGCAGCCCATAAACAAACCCAACAATAAATTAAAGCTAAACTTCTTGGTTAAAAGACTATACAATGAAAAGAGTGTCACAAAAACAAATACAGTATAAAATAATATGGAAAATCCGTAGTAATAAAAACAATATTCACGAGTCAGAGGACCAAAAAGCGAATTGAACAAATTCATTTAATTAGTGGTATAAGTTATATATACTTATGAAAATATAATATTTTTATTTATTGGTTTTTATTTATTGGTTTTTATTTATTGGTTTTTATTTATTAGTTTTTATTTATTAGTTTTTATTTATTGATTTCTACTAAATATAATAATATTTATTTGTTATTATAATAGGTAATTTATTTTACGCAGAATAGAATGGAATCGAAAAAAAATATAAATATCAGTGGTAGAAAAAATATAGTTGGATTGTCATCGACAACAACAACAACAATAAAGGGGGCAGTAAGTGAAACTAGTGATGAGAATCATCATAATGATACTAACGATATTAACAGTGTGAATATTGATGAGATTTGCAGGAAACGCGCCGCATGTGAAAAATGGAAATTACCTGACCATTATTTTACATACTCGCACCAATTTAATATTATATCAAAATTGTACATGAATTTGGATAACGATGTTATTGATAATCGTGAGATGTATATAAAAGAAATAACTAAAAAAATATCCGGATATAAAAGACAAGATATCGATAAAGATATTTATTCTAAAAATACATTTATTTCTCTCGAAGAACTAATAGAAAAACTATTATGTTCCAAGTTGAAATGTTTCTACTGCAAGTGCGAGTGCGAACTTATTTATGAAAATGTTCTTTCTAAACGCCAATGGACGCTGGATAGAATTGAAAATGATGCCGGACACAATGCTGACAATGTTGTTATTTGTTGTCTAGAATGCAACTTGAAAAGAGGCACAATGGATAGCGGTCGTTTTAAATACGGAAAACAATTGAAATTCAAAAAAGTGGGATAGGATATGAATACTAATTCATTTGCCCAACCAAACAAATATAGATAATACTTTTTTAGCGCGCGTTTTTTCGTCTTCGTTTTATTGTCTTTGATGACGATGCGGCGATTTTCTTCCCACCGCGTGCGCGTGAATAACGACGACGACGTGTTGACCGAAAAGACTTATTTTTATGATTTCTCTTACTTTTACTTCTTCCTCCGTATCTGCTTCCGATAGTATCTCCCCTTTTAATAACGGCAAGATCACTGAGCGAATGAAGCGTGTCGGGATGGTCGTCTCCGAGAATGCGCTTATTCCTGGCAACTATCTCCTTATACAGCGGCTCAGCGCGTTTGAATTCGCCCTTTCTGCATAAAAAATCGGCAAGTTTTTTGAGCGATTTTAACGTGTCGGGATGGTCGTCTCCGAGAACGCGCTTGCTCTTGGACAGGCAATCCTCATACAGAGGCAACGCGCGGTTGTAATCTTGGTTTGTATATACAAAGTCGGCAAGTTTTTTGAGCGATTCGAGCGTGTCGGGGTGGTCTTTGCCAACGCGCTTGATTGTTTCCTCTAAAGATTTCTCAAGTTCTTTCTCCTCCTCATTAAACTGCCGCTGAATCTGCTGCCAAGCCGCCTCTTGCTCCTTTAGTTGTTTTACGTAATCCGGGTCTAAACGCTGATAAAGCTGCTGTCTCTCTTGAGCCTTCTGAGCCGGCTCATCAAGTAGTAAACAAATCTTTTTGTAAACATCTTTATGTCGAGATTCTTCTATTTGCCGATTAAATTCAGGATTATCACGGAGGTTTCGGTAACAAGTTATTAATTCTCGGGTTGGCAGGTCCCCTTCTAAATTTAATTTTGTAATCTCTCTATGTAAATTTTCCTGTGAACACGAACCTTCATCTTGACCAGACAAAAGAGGCGTGTATGCGGCGGATGCGGCAGCGGGTCTAGAGATTACTCTTTTTACTCTATCCTTTTCGGTGTTTACACATTGTGCTAAAATTGGAACTTTGCTAATACACCTTTTAAATTCTTCAAATTCCTGATTTTGAAATCCCAGCGTTGCAAAAGCTTTTTTCAACATTGAAAATTGAATTATATTATATTATATTATACAATACAAATATTAAAAACTAGATATAAAATGCGTCATGAAGGAAACGGAATTGCAATAGCTGAAAAGAAAAGTAATGATAATAATGAAGAGTGGTTTGAGATGTGGATTTCATGGTGGGGGTGGTTGTTATAATAATATTCTCTCAAAATGAATTACTATTATTTATTTTTTTCAAATTAAATTAAATTAAATTATTTAAATTGGAAAAAAGGATATAAACCAAACGCATAAAATTAAGTAGTAAACAAGTAATCAAATTAACTAATAAATATACACATCTATTACGAATTATAAAAAATGAGTGCATGTATGAGCATTTGTGAAACTGCAACAGCGACAGCGACAACGTTTGCTGCTGCTGCAGGTGTTGTTGAAAATAATGGCAGCAACGGTGGAAACGGCATATATACCACACAAAATAATTTGCTTCTTAAAAATTTATTGAAATTTTACGATCAGGGAAATAATTTGGACACCATGCTTAAAATAATTAATGGTCATTCAAACATTTCACTTCGAATTATTGACTGGTTTGCAACAAACTATGCAAAGAAGTTTTATACTGTTTATACTATTAAAAATACGTCGAGAAGATTCAAAGTCTATGTGGATTACAAGTTGAAACTGAAAGCGTACTCTAAAAAGCGATTTGATCCTTTTTGTCGTTGGGATAGAATTACAATTCCATATAAAGATGGAACATTTATACAAACAACAATAGGACAGTTGAATTTTTTTAAATGGGCAATTGAAAATGATGTTGTTCATTACATTGAAGAAAATTATCAAACGATTGAAAACGACATGAATTCAAGGAATAGCACATCTAAACATTTGCAGTCATCATTGTCTTCAACATCAACTGCATCTGAAGAGTGCGACATTTTCGACATTCAGTCGGAGACGACAACAACAACAAACGAATCAAATTCAAAAACAGACAAAACCAAAACTCGAAAAAAACGTGAAGAGTTGTCAATATCTGCCACAAAAAGTATCAAAAAGGAAAAGGTGGAAATTGTCGTGAGTTTTGAATAATCATAACAATAACCTTTTTACCTTTCTTACATTTTGCGTGCCATCATCGGATTCATAAATACAATATACCCGTTTAGGTACGTCGCAAGCGAAACCCACAAAAGATATGGGACAAGTAAATAACTCGCAAGTGGAGAGACTGGATAAAATGCCCAGATATTCAAGGCAATGAATGCGAGCATTCCTACAACAACGACGAAACTTAAATCGGGGCGCGCATATGTGAAGAAAAGAGGTGACCACGCGATATTCAATGCCCACGCTGCGCAATAATAGAGAAAACCTCTAGAACGCACAGTGCCACCATTTTTAAAAAAAACGATAACAGCCAATATAATAAGTGCGTATAATGTCGTCCATACTATCGGGAATACCCAGCTAGGAGGGGTAAGTGGTGACTTCTTTAGAGATTTGTACCAGGAGGCGTTGGCTTCTCTGACTCTGTTCATAATTGTTATACTATATATGTTATATATTACATCATATATTATAATAAATTAAATTTATTATAAAAAAATAAAACAAGAAACGAAATCATTTTCTATTTTTTATTATTAAATTATTAAATTATTCAACTATTTGTTTAAAAATAAATCCATTATATGTTTTCAGTTTATAACATTTCGGTCTATCCTCATCATTATATTTGTAATAATTACAACATTGATTAATTCCAGAATACTTAAACTTTAATTTTTTACTTGCATCATAACCAGATTCGAATGTATTTATTATTTGATTAGTTGTCTTATCTATTTGAACAGTAACTATGCGCCTCTTCGGTCCACTATGACCATGACCATTATCAATTTTTGCAATATTTAAAATCTCTGGTAGTTTCTCTTCATCTTCTTCAAATATAAAAATGTGTGTTTTTTTATATGTTTTATTATTATACATACTTTTACCAACACCACATTTTTTATTTACATGATAATATTTACATATTGACAAAATTAATCCTGGATTAATATTTAATATTTGACTTCCTTCAGTTGCGCCATAAAATTTACAAACAATATCTCCAGTTTCAATGTTTATTTGCAATATATTTTTACTGTTTTTTCCTTTTTTTAAATTGTTAATAGTTTCTTTTGTATTCATATTTTCTTTGTATGTTACCCATTCTAAATTGCTAACATGGTTATTCAGTATATTTGTATCTTTATGGTTGACTACTGGTTTTTTTTCTGGATTTTCTAAAAATGTTTGAGCGACCAATCTATGAATTAAACAATTTTTTCTAGTTCCATCATCACGATGAATATTAACAAATCTATACCCAGATACTTTTGAACCTTTCAAAATACGATTCGTGCGTTCATGTTTTACTTCGCCAGTATTTGAAACTAAATACTTATCTAGTTCGGGATAAGGTTTCCATAGAATATTTTCAATTTCATTTTCTTTATAATTGTAATCATTTTGTTGAATATCTGCATATGATATTTCCAAATCTTGAAATTTACCTTGATCCTCATCGAATTTAAAAATAAAATCTTTTAAACACTTTACCTTATAACATTTCGGTCTATTATTATCATTATGTTTATGATAACTACAACATGAATAAATTGCTGATTTAGATATTTTTAATTGTTCCGCTGCGTCGTGATATGAATTGAATTTATTCAATATATTTCCTTTTAAATCACATTGAAGAACAGATTTTAATGAACGACTACCTTTTATTTTTTTATTATTACATATTTTTGATATGGTTCCTGGACCACAATTCAAAAATTTTGCACATTCTGTTATACTATCAAAAAATTGTTCTTGATTTGATATTTTATTGAACACTCTTATACGACGTTTAAACTTGTTTAAAATTAAATTATTATCGACAGCATGTCGCATGTTATCTATTTTTGATATCCATTCGAGATTACATGCGCGGTTATCATAAAAATCACCATTTTTATGGTTCACCTCCGGTAAATCATTTGTATTTTCAATAAAATGTTGAGCAACTATGCGATGTAAATAATAATTTTTTTTTTTATTATCCTTTGTTGGAAGATAAATCCTTGCTCTTGAATTTGTTTTTTTTAATCTCTCATAGTTGACTGTAATGTTTTTTTTCTTTTCAATGTGTCGGATGTTGCTTAAATTAGACACTTCATACCTAGACGAATATGATATATTTTTCCAGACTTCTTCCATTATGATGATATATGATATAAACATTTGTTACTAAATCATTTCAATTTAATAATAAAAAGAAAGTAGGGGAAGGCAATGCGCCCAGCGCCCAGTAATGATGCAATGAAGGAGGGGGTCAGAGAGGCGCCATTTCCCACTCAATTAAATGGAAAAACTATACATGTCGGATTTAAGCGGGCGACTCGCAAATGAAAGCGCAGGGTTTTGTGGTGTCGGCACCGGAATTGTTTGAGGCGTAAACCTCAATCCATCGGATTTCAATAAGAATGCACTTTTTGACGGACCAGCTTCAAACCAGTCATTGTATATAGCCAAGTTACCATCGCGCGGTATCTGAAACGACATTGCCATTGCCTGACAACCAGCCAAAGAAGGCGGCATAGGGTCATAATTATTTACCGACATTGAAAAGTCTGGTACCACTATCGTCATATACTGCTTGTTGAATGTTGTCAATTCTGTAATGTCTGGACTGTTCAGCACGTCAAAAACTTTTAATATTCTTAAAAAAACATTACTTGTAAGGTTCGTAATCTCATACATTTTTTCAGCACCCGGTTGATAAAGCAGCGGAATGGCTTCTACAACAACTATCACTTTCCCTTTGAAATTAATAATCGGTTCAGCGCAAATATTTTTCCCGCCAAATTCGTGATTATAATTCGGCATTAACATATCTTTCAAATTTGAATTTATCGAATCAGCCATGCTGTTCAACACATTGACATCATTTGTTTTTATTCTGAAAAGCAAGAAAAGGGGGTCATCGGGGTTCGGACACACGGTTGAATTTGTGCTAAATGCGGTTGTTGCAACCGCAATCATAGCTTCGTCAAATGGCACAGAGTTGTACGTTTCTTTAATGCACTTGTCGTCGCTCAAAGACGTGGAAACGATTGGCTGACCCTTGTATCCGTACACTTCGAAATCTAAACACCTGCATCCCATTTTTATCGCGTTTTTAAGAGCACAAGTGCTTACATAATCATTTGAAAAATTGCCGGTTGAGCAACAATTGTAAGCAGTTTTAACATAGTAGTCTCTTAATAAAAATTGGGATGACGGGTCTGATGAAGCGCTTGTTATCCAATTTGAATTTAATAGTGCTCCTTTTTTTTTATTCAAACGTGCGCAGCTTTTTGGAAGTAGTGTGTATTTATAATAAATATAATATGCCATGCACGCCATTATAAAAATTATCAATGTGCACCCGATTATGTGTATCAACATGGTATTCGGAACTTGTGAAACCATATTTTTATAATACATGAACTTGTCCTGTACCTCATTTTTTATTTGGTCAATGTTTTCCATCCTGTGTTGTAAATATTCTAAATCTTATATTTTGTATATATAATAATACAATAATTAATTACTTGTTGTAATGTTATAAACTAAATTAACAAAATGATAATTCTTGATATAAAATAATTTATTGAAATCAATTTATATATAAAATCTTTTAATTAAAAAATAAAAGATTTTATATATAATTTGATTTATTATTTAGAATCAATATTCTTATATATATAGTTTATATTAGTACCAAAGTATAATCAAAACATAATACACCACTTATGACAGGAGGTTTATTAAATTTAGTCGCGTATGGGAATCAAAATGTCATACTAAATTCAAATCCTAAAAAAACATTTTTTAAAACAACATATGCAAAATACACAAATTTTGGTTTACAAAAATTTAGAATTGATTTCGATGGTCAAAGAAATTTGAGAATGAGCGAAGATTCTAAATTTACATTTTACATCCCACGATATGCAGAATTATTGATGGACACATACATTGTTGTAACGCTGCCAAATATTTGGAGTCCCGTTTTACCTCCGGCAAATTGCGGTCAATCATGGACGCCGTATGAATTCAAATGGATTGACAATGTAGGGACTCAAATGATTAAAGACATTACAATATCAGTTGGAGGACAAACGCTTCAAAAAATTACGGGTGGTTATTTGCTCGCACTCGTTCAGCGCAATTTCAACGGAACAGAGCGCGAACTCTACAATAGAATGACTGGAAATATATCGGAATTGAATAACCCTGCATACTCGTCAACTAACAATGGAAGATACCCAAATGCATTTTACAATTACACAAATAACCCGGCAGGAATTGAACCGTCTATACGATTTAGAAAACTTTACATTCCCATTAATGCTTGGTTTACAATGAGCAGCAAAATGGCATTCCCGTTGGTTGCATTGCAGTACAATACGCTTCAAATCGACATCACGTTTCGTCCTGTGAAGGAACTTTTTGTAATTCGTGACGTTTCCAACGTAAACACGGGAGATAATACGCTGCCGTCTTATTTCCCAGAATACACGACACCAAATTACATTCAACCAAATTTCAACGACAATTTGCAACAGTTTTATCGATTTATTCAACCTCCTCCAAATGTTGAACTTAATTATGGCAACTCAACACGAAGCGACTGGAACGCAGACATTCACCTCATGTCAACGTACTGTTTCCTCTCCGCTGACGAGTCCAAACAATTTGCGTCCATGCCCCAACAATATCTCATCAAGTCTATTTACGAGTGGAATTATGAAAATGTCACTGGAAGTCGGCGCGTGTGGCTGCAAAGCACACTCGGAATGGTAAGCACTTGGATGTTTTTTTTCCAAAGAAGCGACGCTTATTTGCGCAACGAATGGAGCAATTATTCAAACTGGGCTTACCACTATAAACCGGTCGGATTGATTCCTGCTCCACAAGATTTAGCACCCAACTCAACATCAGCGTGTACGTGGACTCCGCCAATATGCGATGACCCTTCAATTATAGGGTGCTATGGTCCTGGATGGAACCCCACGTTGAATGAACCTACCGGACTTTTCATGACACAGTCATTCAGCGTCGAAAATCAAAAAGAAATATTGTTGAATTGTGGCATTTTATTAGACGGAAAATACAGAGAGAGTGTACTAGATGCGGGAATTTACAACTACCTCGAAAAATATACGAGCGGTCGTGGTTCTGCTCCAGATGGACTTTATGTTTACAATTTTTGCCTTAATAATGACCCAAGAGATTTTCAACCATCGGGCGCGATAAACACAAGCAAGTTTTCAACAATTGAGCTCGAGTTTACCACATTTTATCCGCCGTTAGATCCAAGCGCAAATTTCTTGACAATTTGTGACCCGGAAACCAATGTTCCAATTGGTGTAAATAAGCCGACATGGAGAATTTACGATTACAATTATAATTTGACAGTTTATGAAGAGAGATACAATATGATCACATTTGTGGGTGGAAATTGTGGACTCATGTATGCAAGGTAGATGGGTAGATATGAAAAAGATGTATAAGAAATTAAAAATTATATAATGAAAATAATATATTTAAATAATTGGGATGCTACAAAATACAGAAAAAATTATAACTCTACACATATTCAGGAAAAAAGGTTTTTATGTTTTTATTTTTATTTTTTATTGTTTTTTATGATATTTTTATTGGTTTTATTTTATTATAGTTTTGTATAGGTGTCATATGCGGCTACCACCACCCAGACTGTTCAGTTGATTGGGCGTTTTGATACCTTCTTTTGATTCCGCCCAAAAGTACCAGCGGCGAAGGGAATACGGCGGCGACGGGGGCGGCGATTTCGATTGTGATTTTGCGCGTAAATGTGATGACATTCTTCGTGATACAGTGATTCGGGTTGGGGTGCGGGATGAAATCGCCGTTGCTGGTTTGCGTCATGCGTTCAATGCGAATTGATGTTGGCGTCACATTTACGATGCGACCATACTCGCGAACACCCTTGCTGATGAACGAACAAATGTCTCCAATGTGCTCGTTAGCCTGTCTTGAAGTTGTAATGCGGATATAAGTCGTCGTCGTCGTCATTTTATTCTCGTGTGTGTTCCTTGTCTGTATGTAACCTGATAAGTATTGAAATATATTTTAATTTTTCAATTTATATTTTTTACAATGTAAAACCATGTAATATTATTGATTATATAAAAGAAAAAAAACAAAATGAATTATTGTTTGTTTTCTTTTTCTAAATTATTTCTATTTTCTTTCTTCTCTCTCATTCGTTCCTAGCTATTAAACCCTTTAGTACTATGCATAATTTGATTCGCGTTTGATTCTGAAAATCCTTCTCTACCATTTCGTCTTTCTACAAATTCCAAAAATGTATACGGAACGTTGTGATATCCATCTGTAAATTTATAAAGGTTTTTTATAGAGATGTGACTTGATTGCAATAAATTTCCATCTGGAGATGTATTTATGATTTGGTCATTTACTTTAGAAAATGTAAATCCATCATCAATCATTGAATTTGTTACCTTTTGTAAATCATCAACTTGAAACGCAATGTGATTTATTGTGTCTTTATGTAACATGGTCCAAGCTACATATTGGTTCCAATTGTAAATTTTTAAATAATCATGGTATGAATACATTTCTCCAAAATCAATGTTCTTATTTTTTAATAAATTCAATATGGAACCATCATGACATTCGCCTACATAATATGAACTGAATATACGCAGTGGATATTCTCTTGTGAATTTATTATACTTGTAATATTCATTGGCTTTGACATTGTATTCAGGAAAATGGTATACTTCATTTTTCTTTTCATATATAGTGTTATCAAATTTATTCATTCCTTTATATAATGAACGAAATGCAATATGGTCAACGCCTAAAATACTTTTACTATATTTTTCACAAATATTGATAACTGTTTTATTTGTTTTGTTAAATGTCGCTATTTTTTGTAATATATTCATTATTTTTAGATAGGTTATAAAAATAAATGATAAAATAATTTTGAAACATTACTTTAAAACATACTTTAAAACATTACTTTAAAACATTTCTTTCTTTGTTTTTCTGTTTCTTCTAGACCTTTTTACTGAACCAAATTTACCTTTTTTTGTAAAATAGCCATATTTTTCAAGACGCATTTCCTTTTTTGCCGTAAAATGTTTTTTTTTGCTAACAATGTAACCATTTTTACTATACAATAACTTATCTTTAGTTAGCTCACCGGTGGTCATGTAAGCAGTTCCATTTGAAACTTGAGTTCTTGATCCACGTATTTTCTCGTACGTATTTCCTTTAATGTTGTAAAGACCTGTTTTTTTATCTCTCGTATATCCCATTTTGTATTTTTGTATAGTTATGTATACTATATAATTATACAAAAAAATAATGTTTTGATAATTTATTTATCTTTTATTTATTTTTATCATTTTTGATTTATCTCTCTTATCCATCTCTATCACGCTTTAACAAACACTTCGGTATTCATAAGATTGGTGCTTAAGGTTTGCTTATCTTTAGTGTCGACTTGTAAACCATCGGCTAAGAATTCGTCAGGGTCACAGTCATATGGGGATATGCGCTGTGCCTTGTTGTTACAAATGAATGTTTCCCCATCAACATAAAAATGAGTCCCTTCTTTAATGGATGGCGAACGTGTAGTAAGCCAGTTTACAACTTTCTTTTTTGTTGGAAAAATACCGGCATCACCATTAGGAATAAATTTCATCCGGGAGTATGTATTATCGGCATTTCCTGCCGACTTGGTCCAGGCATTTCGCGCCGGCCACTTGGATCCATATTCGCGTGTATATAAAATCACAGGTTTACTGATATGCTTTGCGGCATAGTCGACAGTAAACTTCCTAAAACCATTTAAAATTGCTTTGTCGGAAGATACGGCAACCCATTTATTCTTAATGTATACACGACCATCCTTGCTAATCATTCCCTCAGTGGGTGCTTTAATATCTGCCGATTTCATCCAAGCATCAGCACCATCAGCATCACCATCGTTTGGGTCTGCCTCCATTTTTAATACACGTTTCGATTTTGACTTTGATTTGATTTTCTGAGTTGTTTTATTACTATTAGAGCTCGTCTTTTGCCATCGACGAACACCCAGTTTATTTGCTACAATTATCCACTTATTTCCATCATTACCTTTCTTAACAGTTCCTTCCTTGAACAATGTTGCACTTTTAGATGGTCCTTTTCTAGTTGACATCTATATATATGTATTCTTTATATATTCTTATATATAGATATTTTTTTATTTAATGAGATCGGCGAGATTTACGCGGGGAACCACGACGAGTGCGCCCTTTGCTAGATTTTTTGCTAGATTTAGATTTATCTCCTACAAATACAGAACCGAATTTTCCTTTACCAATTGGAACCCAACCGGCTTTCTTAAGACGGTTTTCGCGCTTTGCGGTGGCATGTTTGCGCCTTGAAACAATCCTGCCATATTTATTGTACATGAGACTGCTTTTCGTTAATCCGCCGACAGTTTTATAGGCAGTTCCGTGCATTACTTGAGGTCTTGACCCCCTAACGACCGAATAAGAATGTCCGGAAATATTATACGCGCCATCGGCACCTTTTTTATGACCCATTGTTATAATTGTTTGTTATATAATATAAAAAGAAAAAATTATAATTTAATATTTTCTTTTGAACAAGTGTTATTTATTTTCCTAAATATAAAATATTTATATGACATTATCAACATCTTGAAAAACAAATTGTTTGAGGACCTGCAACCGCCGGACCCACGCTACAATTTTGGTAAGGAACATACTGGTTGGTTGACGAGTAACCTGGTCCCGAACCACCAGGACATCCTGCCCATTTTCCGAAAGCATTCAAGGGTTTATTTGCAAACTGAAAACGTCCGCCATGTTGGTAGCTGGACGTATTTATAAGAATTGTGTTTCTTACAAAAATTGGCACTAGACTTGTGTTTGCATTGTTAATGTTATATTGAAGTGCTGGTAAGGGACACTTACCACCTCTGCACAAACTTCTACGTTGATAAACCATTTTATAATATATGTAAATGTATATATTATAATATTATTCTACATTTATCAGAATTTTAATTGTAGAAATAATTTTGAGTTTAATTCACGAAAAAACACTTTCCGCTACGCGCATGCATCATCTACATCTAATTTATCACAAAAAGGTTTTTTACAAACTCTACAATTTGGTCTATCAAAATCAGATAATGACTTAGTAAAATATAAATTATGTTTAGATAAGAGATTTTCACCTTTCAAATAAATACCCATATTTCTTTTTTTGACATGAGAACGGTATTTATAAAAAATTGGTACAGATGTAATTCCACTATTATTACTATTTTTTAATTTAAAATTATTAACAGTTAGAATTTCATTCAAAATAGTTGACGTACATAAAAAATCGACTACCTCAAATTTTTCTAGAAGACAATATTTTATAAATTTACTAATTAAAATTTTAAAAACATTATCATCTTTTAGACTTGTTTTACCTGGTAAAATTTCTAATATTCGTATACCAATATTTCTAGTGACTGTTTCTTCTTTTCGCCAAATTATATATCCTTCATTTGTATTTCCATTAATATAATATTCATAATACTTACTTTGAATAAATCGCCACTTAAAAAAATTAGAATTTTTATAGATAGATAATAAATTGTATTTAATACTAAATTCAATCCATAATTCTTCTAATATATTACACAGGTTATCATCAAAATTTAAATTTTCTAAAGGCATTGAATCATTTTCTTTTACTTTTTTTATCCATTCATATATTTCATTTTTTGAAGCATCAGTGTCTATTATTAAATTTTCATAAGAATATTCTAAAGCTATAACATAACAAGGTATTTCATGTATTACATGAAAACCTATATTTTTTAAAACTTCCATTGATGTATCAACTATTAAATTAGAGACTAATATAGAGTTACTGTTATCCATTAAATAATTTATTGGATCAAGTGAACTAGATTTAGATTCTTTTTTATAATTCCAAATCATTATTTCTTTTGATTTCTCAAATTCCAATTTTGAATTATTGATAGTTTGTAAATATATATCTAATGAAAATAATACACCTAAAACTTTATAATCATTTTTTAAAAGTTTACTTCTAGTATGTAATATGTTTATTATATCAGTCTTTGTATCTGTATATCCTTTCAAATTCCATCTCAAAATTTCCTCATCTAAAAATGCAAATTTTTTACTATATACTTCGATTAAAAATTCATTCACTTTATTAAGTTCGGTATTATTATTTATTACTGAAATATTATAGTATTCTAAATTTTTATTACTATTATTATCAATTTTATCAATTAATATATTACTACTACTACAATTATTATTAATTATGTTAAATATTCTTCCACAAAAGATATCAATAGGGACTATTTCATTACTTTTATTATAAAATATTTTTATTGTAAAATGGTTAGAAAAATTTGGATATTTATTTTTAAGTATACCAAGTAACATTACCATTTTTATAGATGAAAAATTTTCAATTATATGAAATGAATTTATATGATAATCATTACAAAATAATGAATCTAATGTAAATATTTTGATATCTTTATTAACACCATTAGTAACATCATTAGTAACATCATTAGTAACATCATTAGTAACATCATTTGTAACATCATTTGTAACACTATTAGTAACATTATTATTATTATTTATTACCTCATTTTTTTCATCAGACTTAATATTTTTTTCAGATATATTATATTTTACATGTGTATCAAATATATTATTATCATTACAATTTATCCATTCTGGATAATTATCTATTTCATTATTTATATTATAAATATATTTATTATTATTTTCATTAAATTGATTATTTTCATAAATGTTATGAAAATTTTTATTTTTATCTGTTTTTTTCAAATAACCAACACATATATTTTTTTTCTTAAAATATAATATTTTTTTTATCAATATAAATATACACTTTTCAAAATCTCTATTGAATACTCTACAAGATAAAAGAATATTATCAATAATAATCTCATTACTAGTTTCTTTTAATAATATTACTCCAACTTGGTCAAAATTAGTAAATTTGTCTGTATATTCCAATATTATACCTATATTTTTATTCAAATAATTTCCAAATTCTTCTTCATTAAAAATATATTTATTCAAATTAAATTGATTTGTTTTTGAAATCAATTGTAATGCTCTTTTAAAACTTGTATCATCAATATATTTAAATGTAATAGATGTATTCAATGAAAAATAAAAATCATTCAAGTTACCTATACTTGATTTTTGATTTTCATACTCAGTTTGAATAGTATATTGTTTATGTTTTTGTAAATCACTTTCTAAAATATTATTATTTATAGATAATGGACATGCTAGCAATTGATTTATATAATGAATAGGATCAACATGTTTAATTTCTAATACATTACATTTGGGTAAATTTAGTCTAACTTCCTCTCTTTCTATAGGGTTATCATCAATAAATAAAATATGTTCAACGGATATATTTAAAATTTTTGATATCTCATTTATATTTTCTGATTTTGGATTCCAGTTAGCTTGAATTACTATAAAATCTTCTTTTTTTAAATAATTTTTATTTATTTCTAATGCTTTCAAAACTATATCCTTATCATTTTTACTACATATTGCCAAAATTATTCCTTTTTCTTGATAAGTTTTAAGAACTTTCTGAAATAAATACCACTTATTTCCGGGATAATCATTACTAATATCTATATTTTCAACTCCATCGTCAGTTAATATTCCACCCCACAATGTATTATCCAAATCTACTACTATACATTTAATACTCATACCCAAATTACTTAAAATAATAGCTGTTATTTTATTTGATAAATGTTGATAATAGTTTAATGAAAATGAACTTCTTGATTCAAGATAAAAATCCAAGTCAAATGTTTTATCATTAAAATAATTTTCAATAATCTTAATATTAGAAATATTAGTAATTTTATTATTGATATAGTCTAATAATGCTTGAATACTATAATTTGAATCATCAAATGGACTTATATGTTTTTGTTTCAGTTTGAAAAAATAAATTTGAGATTTTGAATGATTACTACAAAAAATTAATAAAATTTCATAAAATCTATCTAATTCATCTTTGTATTTACTTTTATTATAAAATATTATATCTTCATTCAAAATATCTTCTAATGATAATAAAAAAAACAGATAAATAGAATTAATGGTTGATGAAATAAGTGTTTGATATAGTTGACCAAATTGTAGTGTGTGAAATTTATAATTATTATTTAAATATTTATTATTATTATTATTCATATACTCTAAAATAAAATCTATATTTAGATTTGATAAAATAGTAATATTATTATCAGTTACAGTATCTTTTTTTTGCTCAACATTAAAATGTTTAATTAAATAATCATAGGGATTTTTCAAAAAATCATTTATTATACTATTTGTCAAATCTGTTAATAACCTTGGCAATCTTACACAATCAAAATTTATATTTTTATTATTACTTTTCAATGATTCAATTATATCTTCTCCTATTTTTTTTGCAATAGAATATTCTTTGAAATTATTTTGAGTATTGAGAAATTCACTCGATGGATAAAATACATATTTTAAATTTTTTTTATTAATATTTTTAAATAACAAATTAAATCCTTTACAATAATAATTATAATATAAATCAAAAATATCAATATCAAAATTGTTCGTTTCATTCACGCTAGGTGTTGCCATGTAAAAAATCTTTGTAAATTCAATATTGTCAATAATATCATTAATTTTATCAAAATCTTCTAATATATTATATTTGACAATCTTGATATTATTATTAGACTCTTGACTGATTACCAATGCTTCACTATAACTGTTGTAATAAGTTAAAGTAACATCCGCACCACCTGCATAAAATATTTTTGAAATTACTTCTCCTATTCCTCGTGAACCACCAACTACTAGTACTTTTTCATTTTCAAACTGATCATTTTTAATTAATATATCTTTTAATTTGATTTGTTTTACATTTTCTGGTCTGTAAATACTTTGAATAACTCCACTAGTATTCTTACCATTAAAATTATAAAAACATGTTTTATAAGTATTATCAAAATAGTTTAATTTGAAATCTAAAGTATACACATCTTCACAATTATTTTCATCCCAATTCATTTTAAATGAATTAAATAATGAATTTAATCCTGGTGTAATCATTCCAACAAACGTACTTAAATTAATTATTTGATAAATTTGCAGTAAATTAAAATTTTTATAAATATTTTTGAAATGAGTTTTTAAGTAATCTGAATTAATATTTAATTTATATATATAATTTTCACATGGTTTGGCATTGTCTAATGGAATACTTAACCTGTTATTATAATCTTCTAGTTTTAAATTAGGTTCATCATCTATTAGTGAATATACTATTTTGACACATATGGTATTTGTATTTTTATATACTATTATTAAACCATCATTATATTCTATATTAATAATGTCATCAACATTTATATATTTAATAAATTCGACATTTATATATTTCAATTTAATTCTTTCGGAATATATCAAATTTTCTAATGATTTCAATACAATTAATATTCCATATATGACTGGTTTATTATAAGGAGATTTCTTTGAATACTCAACATCTAAATGAATGGGATTACAGTCATTTGATAAATAAGAAAATACTTGTTGATCAAGTATTGATAATGTTATATTCGTATTATTCATATAATAATATAATAATACAGCTTATTTTATATTTAAACTAACTAAATAACTATGTTTATTATTATTTAAAATAATAAATATATTTATACAATATTAGTAATAATTTTTTCAAATTAAAATGAAATCAACATTGATTCCGATACCTCTTTTAGATTTGAAAAGAGAATTGATTCCCATAAGAAAAGATATTGAAAAAAAAATGAATGAAATAATTTTTGAAAAAACAAATTTTATTTTGGGTAATGAATTAGAAGTATTTGAAAATAACTTTTCAAAATATATGGATGTTAAACATTGTGTAGGTGTAGCAAATGGTACAGACGCCGTTGAAATTGCTGTAAATTGTTTAAATTTGAATAGTGATGATGAAATTATAACTCAAGCGAATACTTATGTGGCAACTTGCTTTGGTGTGACAAATAATAAAATAAAACTTAAACTAGTAGACATAGATGAAGAAACGTATCAAATGAACTTAGATGAACTTGAAAAAAAAATAACCAGTAAAACAAAAGTTATTATTGTCGTTCATTTAACAGGAAGTTGTTGTAATATGGGTAAACTTATGGAAATTGTTAACAAATATGGTTTAATATTGATAGAAGACTGTGCACAAAGTCATGGCGCTTGTTTCAATGGTAAAAAACTTGGTTCATATGGTTTAATAGCAACACATAGTTTTTATCCTGGTAAAAACTTGGGCGCATTTGGTGATGGAGGTGCTGTATGTACTAGTAATCAAGATATTTGTTATAAAATACAACAAATTAGAAACAATGGATCAATTGAAAAGTATAAACATGAAATCTTTGGAAGAAATTCAAGACTAGACACAATACAAGCAGCAATATTGGATATAAAACTTTGCAATTTAGACGATAATAATGAAAAAAGAAGAATGAATGCAAAATTATATTTTGAATTACTTGAAAATGTATGTGAAATAAAATTACCAAAAATAGAAAATGGTTGTCTCCCAGTTTATCATTTATTTATTATTATTGTAAAGAATGAAAAAAGAGATAAGTTAAAAACATATATGGAAAATAATAATATTGGCGTTGGAATACACTACCCTATAAGTATATCAAATTTAAAGTGTTATGAAAATTATTTTGAAGATAAATGCATTAATGCAGAGAAAAATAGTAAAAATATATTGTCTTTACCAATGTATCCTGACTTAACAGTGGAAGAAATTAATACTGTCTGTAGTGTAATAAAACAATTCTTCAATAATTATACATAATAATTAGTATATTTTTTTCTATTATAATAAATAACTATAATAGAAAAAATATGGAAAATAATGTTATAAAATATAAAACATTTAGCTTAACTCCTATAATAACAAACGGAAAACCAGGTGAGTTGATTGATTTAGATTTAAAAAATATATGTTTAAAAAATGAGATACCATTTACCATTAGTAAATTTTTTTACTTGAATGAACTGAATTCAGAATTATCAAGAGGGAATCATTCAAATACTAATGCTTCTGAAATATTAATTTGCTTAAAAGGTTCGTTTGAAATAAAACTTCATGATGGAATAGAAGAAAAATTATTTAAATTAAATAAAAATGACGCGATTTATATAAATAAAAATATTTGGATTAGTTACTATAACTTTAATGACTGTATAATAATGGCATTTGTAAATATTATTGTTAATGATAAAACAAGTTGTTATAATTTTAATGACTTTATTTCAAACAATCATAACAATCCCAAGTAACATAACAACTATTTTTTAATTTATAACTCCTACATACCTAAAATTGATTGATTTGTTTTATGTCTTACAATTATTTTTTAGTGCATCATATTCTTCTTCAGTAATTATAACATAAGGTGGTGAATTTAATTCGTCTAGAGTGTATTCATTGTGCAATTGGTCTGGACGCACTCGTTTATACACGTATTGTAATCCATTGAATGACTTGTACACAACCCAGCTTCCAACTTTAAATACACCGGTCAGAATTAAACTACATGCTAAATCCATCAAAAAAAATAATACCATTTATGGGAATAGATCAATTGACAATAATATTGTTTGTTATGTTTGTTATCTACAATTATTTATATATTTATATATTATTATTAATAACTATTAAAAGATGGCTTACCCAATGCGTGTGATGTGACCTTCAGAACACCTCAACAGTTTATCGGTAATTGCCTTATCCAAGTCGCTGTCCTCGTCTGCGAATTCTTCTAATTTTTTAACTGATATTATAATTCCTTTTGCTCCAAAAACTTTTTCTGCAAGTCGTAAAACACTGTATATATTTTTGGCAACATCAACAATAGATGCTCCTAAATCATAATAAATAAGGCACTTATCATTGTATTCTTTTAGAGAGCCATTTGCACCAATTATAACATAATCATGTAACTGCATTGCATCAATTGTATGGCGTGCATCAGAATTCTCAATATATGCAGGTATCATGGGGGCATAATGTCTGAATAGTTGACCTGGACAATCCATGCCTGTTTTTTCACTGTCACCACCCAAACGAACATAATATTCTAAATGAAATGGAACATTATGTGCATCTAAAATTCGTTTTATTCTATTTCCACCAACTAAACCGGTGCGGAGAACTGTAACCTTCAACGAGCCAGGAACATTTTCATCTAATTTTATTACAGACGATTCTATGCCGCATCGCAAAAATCGATTTTCCGAATCATTTAAAATTGTTAAATTACGATCATGAAAATCATTCGCGACATGTTGAGCCGTATAGGGTGAGCAATGTCCAGATAGATTTGCACTTGGTGCAGCGATTAGGCACGAGCACTCATTTATTAGTGCAAGAGCTACACTATCATTCGGCATTCTAACACCGACAAAGCTTTTACCGGCGGTTACTTCTTTAGGCACTATATCCGATGCTCGTAATACCAACGTTAATGGTCCAGGCCAGCACTCTTTTGCAATAAGAAGCATGGCGTGTAATTCCAATTGTGTTAAATTTGTTATTTTTGAAAGTTGAGACAGTTGAGAAAAGTGTAAAATTATTGGATTATTATTGGGTCGTCCTTTCCATTCAAATATTTTATTAACTGCATCTGGATTTAATCCGTCGGCGCCCAATCCATAAACTGTTTCTGTTGGAAAAGCGACCAATCCACCCGACATGATTTGTCTTTTACACCGGCGTAATGCTCTTTCAGTCGGAGCGTATATTGTGGGATACTGTTGATACTGTTGCATTTTTTAATGGCTATGAAATCTATCTTTATTATCAATATTATCAATTTTTTTAATATTCAAAAGAAATCTGAAATTTCATATTATTTGTAATTTTTAATAATGTGTTTATATTTATTTTTTTGATTAACTCTATTTAACTGTATTATTTTAAAAATTGAAAATGTAACAGTTGCCTCACATATGCGCAGTAAACAACACAGCAGTCTACAAAAGCTTCACCTGAATAAAATGGCAACTGAACAACAAACCAAAGATACAACAACAATGGAAATCAACGGAAGACCGTTTTACGTGAAATCTGACGAAAAAGGCAATCCTCATTTGTATGACATTGACACAAATGAAGATGTCGGATACTGGTGTCAAAAAAGCGGAACATATGTTATGTTTTCGCCGTATGAACAAATTATGAATAGGTTGAAGCGTTTGAATGAGGAAGATTTGAAAAATAATGTAAAGGAAAAAGAAACAGAAGGAACAGAAGAAGAAGATGACGACAATTCAGTCGAAGACGACGATTCTTCAGTCGAAGACGACGACGATTCTTCAGTCGAAGACGACGACGATTCGGTCGAAGACGACGAAACAAAAAAAATAGAAAACTTGTGGTCAAATACAGTATTTGTCAAATTCATTATTTTGATGTTGATTTACAACATGTTTCAAAAAATGGTACAATCCATTTATGTTGACTTTGCATTTGCATTTGCATTTACAATTCTATATACAAAAATGGCAAGAGTCGTTTCTTCAGAATTATAGGTTATATTTATATAAATAAATTAATGCGTTTTATTTTTGATTTTATAATATAGTTGTAGTAGTTTATGAATTATTTTTTTTGTAAAAAAATTAATAATATTTATAATATATAATTATGACGACTCCGCTTTACTTGAATGGTGCAGTTTTTGATGGATTAACTGCGGATTTTTTGAATTATACTGATGTAAAAGTTAGTGGTAATTCACTTGCAAATAAAAATTATGTTGACACTAAGATTGCAGCTGTGCCTGCTGGTGCTACAGGTGCTACGGGCGCTACAGGAGCCACAGGTCTAACAGGTGCAGCCGGAACTAATGGTGCAGCCGGAGCCGCTGGAGTAAAAGGCGACACAGGTCTAACAGGAGCCACAGGTCTTCAAGGTGCAACAGGTCTTCAAGGTGCAACAGGTCTTCAAGGTGCAACAGGCGCAACAGGTGCAGCCGGAACTAATGGTGCAGCCGGAACTAATGGTGCAGCCGGAGCCGCTGGAGTAAAAGGCGACACAGGTCTAACAGGTGCAACAGGTCTTCAAGGTGCAACAGGCGCAACAGGTGCAGCCGGAACTAATGGTGCAGCCGGCGC